AAAAGAGGGGTTAAAATTAACTCCGAATATAGTTGCTAGAAAATCAATTGTTAATTCTCTTGGAGATGTAAGAGTGGCTCAATGGTGGCTTGAAAAAAAAGACCCTGATTTTAAACAAGTAAGCAAAATAGAACATGCTGGAAGTGTTGAGGTTGTAGATAAGCCGGCATTGAGCGATGATGAGAAGAAAGCGCTATTAGCTTTGAGAGAGGCAAGGAAGAAGAGGATACAAAAAGAGAGTGATAAACTAACATAAATTATTATTAAATATATAAATATGTTTGACAAAAAAAAAGAGGAACCAAAAGGCAACCGAGCCTTTCGGAGAAAAGAAGAAACGATTAATAGGTCAAAGCCAGTTGTTAAAAAAGAAGATGTAAAAATTAAACACAAGAAGCCACCAATATTTGATGCGGTCTGCAATACCTTTGGAATGAATCTAAGCCACATGATATTCACTTATGGAGATACGATTTATGTACCGAATGGCCAAGAGCTACCGGACCACATCATCGAGCATGAGAAAGTTCACATGAAGCAACAGAGCCATGAATATATAAATAAAACTCATGATGTAGAATTTTCAAATGAACCACTTGATATTAGAAAAATGACACCGGAATTGTGGTGGGGTAAGTTCTTAAGAGAGCCTGCGTTTAGAGTAGATCAGGAAGCCAGAGCATACGCTAGGCAGTATAGATTTATATGCAAGACTTTAAAAGATAAGAATGCAAGAGCTAAAGTGTTATATGATTTTGCTGGAATATTGTCTGGGAAATCTTATGGCAATTGCATCAGCCACGTTTTAGCCACTAAAGAGATTAAAAAATTTACTGGAGGAATATGAAATGGAAAATAAATAAATATGGTTGGAAATATTGGAAACTAAGAGCTATAACGGAAAATTTGTTATTATTAAATATAAGAAGAATAAAATTACCTAAAAATCCATTTACTAAGTAATCGTTCATTAAGAGCTTAATAGAGTAACTCAGCGGTCAGAGTGCCGACGTACATCGGTGGTCGTTGGTTCGACTCCAACCTCTATTAAGCTTCTAGTGAATAATTGTTTAAACATATGAAACAAACAATATACATAATTACTATTTATACTATCTTAATATTTGCTTTGGGTTGGTATGTCGGTTTAGTAGAATATAGGCATTACAATAGATTTATAGAAGATTATAATTTAAGTCATATGGCTAAATAATAATTAATATAAAAACTATGTCTATTAGAGTTAAAAAAAATGAAGAGAACCCAGAGAGTACAGAGGTTTTGGCAGAATCAATTATTAAAATTGCTAAGGGGTTTGAAAAATTACAAAAAGAATTTACTGACGAGGGATTGGTAAGTTTAATTAATGATTTGCCAGAATGTAGAGGAGTAGGCAAGACAGCAATTAGGCAAATATTATGTGCATTGCCAACTTTGAAAGGATATTATTTACGAGACAAAAAATAAAGGAGGACTAAATGCGATGGGATTTAATTAGTCTAGGTGTGGTATTCGTGATATTATTATTAAGCATAATCCGGGACGTAATAAATCGTCCAAGAGGATTATAAACTCGGAGGGGTTCGCTCAATAGACCGTACACACAAAGAAAACCAAAACAGGCGGAAAGAGAGTCAACCCCTCCGCCTAAAATATAAAATATATGTCAGATTTAATTATCCCACCAGAACAAGATAAAAACTTTTTAAATCCTAATTGTCAGCATGCAATAGTTCGGGCTTTTGTAACCACATTATTTAATCAAACTTATTCGGTTGTTGGATGCATACAATGTTTGAAATTAATCCAAAGCGTGAAGATAACAGACAAAAATATTATTCAAGCAATAGCTTAAACATATGACACATCAACATCAATTTATTTTAATAGAGCAGACTCATAGAAAACCACAGGCAAGAAAATCTCAACCAATCGCTTCAAGATGGGAAGACGAGAACGGAGCTAAATGTGGTTGTCCTTTGTGTGGCGAGGTAAGAATTATCTGGGCTAATGGAGGTATTGAAATAATAAAAAAGGGACATAATGAAGAAGAACTTAAAAGAATTGAAAAGCAATAAACCGGAGGAAGAGGTTTCAATTGAAGATAGTGATAGACTAGCACAATATGATGCTAGTTATTGGGTTATAGAAAAGCATCACATTAAAAATGAAAAGGGAGAGCCGATTGAATTTCATAAGCATCAGTTTCAAATAGATATTTATGATGATCAGAGCGATAAGCTAGTAGTAACTAAAGCGGCGCAGGTTGGGCTTAGCACATTAGAAATACTAAAAAATATCCGAGATGCCGAGATGAACAAGATGGATATTATTTATACTTTGCCGACTGATGCAGACGTTGGAGTATTCGTTGGTGGTAAAGTTAACAGAATTATTGCTAACAATCCTCACCTCGAAGAATTGACAGCTGATAAAGATACAGTAGAACAAAAGAAAATAGGCCAGAGCATGATATATTTTAGAGGAACGTGGTCAAAGAAAGCGGCGATTATGGTTACAGCTGATAGATTGGTTCACGATGAAAAGGATTCAAGCAAGCAGGACGTTGTGGCTGACTATCAGGTAAGGCTCCAGCACTCCAAATTTAAACAGACACACGTTTTTAGCCATCCAAGCGTTCCAATGCAGGGTGTAGACGTAGAATGGCTCAAGAGCGACCAAAAAGAATGGTTTATAACTTGTCCTCATTGTAAAAAAGAGCAATACTTAGAATGGAACACAGAAGACGAGAAGAGAATGAATGTTGATATAGAAAATAAAGAGTTTATTTGTAAATTTTGTCAGGGAGTTTTAGATTGGCATGCTAGGGCAAAAGGAAGATGGGTGGCGCGGTTTGATAAAGCTAAACATCCGGAAATAGAATGGAGCGGTTATCACGTTAGTTTATTAATGGCGGCTTGGGTTACGGCTAAAGATGTTGTTGATAAATATCAAGAGGTTTTAGAGGGCAAACAAACGATGGATTATTTTTATAATAAAGTTCTTGGTCTCCCCTATGCCGGAAGTGGAAATAGTGTAACCGAAGAACAGATCCTCGGACAAGTAACTCAAGATAAGAATTTATATAAAGGACGTTTAATAATTGGGGTTGATACAGGAATTGCTTTGAGGTATGTTTATGGCAACAAGCAGGGATTAGCTGGCTATGGAGAGATGACAGATTATATGCCTGACGATGTTAATAAGTTGCCGTTGAATCAGACATTAGAGTATTTTCTTAAAAAGTTTCCTAATAGTATAATGGTAGTCGATCAAGGTGGAGATATTATTGGAAGCAGAAAACTAAGAAAGAAATATCCGGGCAGAGTTTTCCTATGTCATTATGCACAGGATAGAAAAACATATCAGTTGATCCGTTGGGGAACCGGAGATGAGTTCGGAAATGTTATTGCCGATCGAAATAGAATGATTCAATTAGTTATCGATGAGTTCACAGACAAGCGTATATTTTTATATAATGGTCTTCCAGAGGATTGGTATAATTATTATATTCACTGGTCTCATATTTATAGAGTTATTGAAGAGAATGCTTTGGGAGTTAAAAAATATACATGGCATCGTTCTGACCGGGATGATTGGGTTCATGCGACAGTTTACTTTAGGATTGGTGTTAGCAGGTTTGGAGGAGAGGGCGGAGTTGTCTTAGCTGATATAAATCCAGAGGCTAACAGTTATTTATTAAATCCTGATGGAACCGTAGATTTTGATCCGAATAAATTAATCGAAAAACAAGTTGGAGATGATCCTTGGTGGGTTACAGATCAAGAGGAAGACTGGCGTAATTAATAACCCTATGCTGTTTTAATAAAAAGTGCTATAATAAAAAACATGAGTATACTAGACGTAATTGGGTATAATGCACTCGCAAGCAAAATCAATAAAGTTAAGGGAAACGTTGATGACACCGAAGTAGAAGAGGGTGTCGTCTCGGATAAATTTCCTGAGTTAACTTTGAGTTTGGATAATGATACAATAGGGAAGTTAACCAGAGGATGGAAAAAGGCTTGGGAGGAATCCGAAGTTCATTCTACTTGGATAAAAAGCGGAGAAGAGAATGAGAATTATTGGAAAGGAAAACAATTTCAACAATTAAAAATTGATAAGAATAGACCATTGGTTGATAACGTTATTTTTGAAGCGTTGGAAACATATCTCCCACAGGTAACTCGAAGAAATCCTGATCCGATGGTTACACTTGCTAAGAGTGAAGAAGAAACTTCTGCGAGTTTAAATTATGCAAAAAGTGTTCAAAAAGAATTAGCTGAAATAGCTGATGAATTAGTATTTAGATTAAAGCTCAAAAAGGCTTCCCGCCATTGGGCTATTTTTTTATTGGGAGTTGCAAAAGTTGGGTGGGATTTAGATCGTGATATTCCAACAACAAAAATCATTAGACCTAAGAAAATAATTTTAGATCCGGAAGCGACTATTGATGAAGATGGATATACTGGTGAATTTGTAGGTGAGCATAGAAAACTACAAGCTAGTACCATGCTTGATATATTAAAATCAATTGGAGGAGAAGATGGAGTTGAAAAAATAATTAAAGATTTAGCAGAAAGTAGCGAAAATAAAAAAGCATTGGCGACTAAGATTGGATTTATTGAATGGTGGACTGATGAATATATGTGTTGGACTATTGATGGTCAAGTTTTATTAAAAAAGAAAAATCCTCATTGGAATTATGCAACTGAAAAAGAAGCTGACCTCGATGAAAATGGAGCTCAACAATTGAATGAAGATGGCAAACAATTAATGGAAGAAGTAGAGCGAGTTAATCAATTTTCATCACCGAAAAAACCTTATATATTCTTATCAGTATTTAATCTCGGCAAACAGCCGGTAGATGATACTTCTTTGATTGGCCAGAATTTATCAAATCAAGATGTTATAAATAAAAGGGATAGGCAGATAGATAAAAATGCCGATAGTATGAATGGTGGAATGGTAGTTTCACTAGAGCGTTCTGGTTTAACAATGCCTCAAGCTAAAGGAGTAACCGATGCTTTGCGTAAGGGTGGAACGATAGCAATTCCAGCAGGCTCAGTAAATGATGCTATAGCAAGAATGAGTGCGCCAAGTTTGCCGGGAGATGTTTATACTCAGTTAATGGATACTAGAAATAGAGTAAGAGATATATTTGGAACTCGTGGATCCTCTGCTGCCGGTTTAGAGGGCGATAAAACAGTGCGCGGTAAATTTCAAGCACAAAATCTTGACACCGATCGGATTGGTGGAGGGTTTAGTGAATATCTAGAACAGATGGCTGATGGAATTTATAATTGGTTCGTTCAATTATTATATGTTTATAATGATAATTATCTTAACTTGCCGGCTAGACCAAAAATTAAAATAAGCGTTAAAGAGGGTTCGTTATTACCTAAAGATACTTTGACGTTGGCCAACCAAGCGATTGAATTAGCCGGGCAGAACAGAATGTCATTAACCGATATGTACAAAGCGCTTGATTATCCTAACCCAGAAGAGTTGGCTGCGAATGTTTGGTTGCAAGAAAATGCGCCAGAGATATACTTCGCTAATGATCCAAGAGTAAAACAAGTGATGGAGTCCAGACAAGAACCAGCTGAGCCGGAAGAGAAAGGACCAAGCCAATCAATTAATTTTAAAGATTTACCACCAGCAGGTAAAACTCAATTAGCTGCTAAAGTTGGTATTGATTTACATCCGGATGCAGTTGCAGCTCATGAGGAAATGGTTGAAGAGAAAAAAAATAAACCATTAAATAATAATAAACAATAATTTTAAACATATGATAAAAATTGTACCAAAAGTAGAAGAGTATATGGATGGACCAATGGTCGGTGGAAAGAAAAAAGGAGAAGAGCCTAAAAAGATTTATCCACGATTACATCTTCAACATGAGTTTATTCCAGAAACAAAAAAATTTGATGTTGGCAAGACCTATAAAATATTATTAGAATTAAAAATGACCGGTTTATCGATTAGTCGATTTCAGAACGATTCTGATTTTGAGATACATGGTTATGAAATAAAAGGAGATACCGAGCCGAAAGAAGAAAAGACTGATAAAATTGTTGTAGAAAAAAAGGAAATTTCTAAAACAAGTCCGGCTGTACCTGAAGTATAATCTATACAAAATTATTATTTTGTGATATATTTAAAAATATAAGTCCTCTCGTTCTGCGGGCAAATAAATGCAGACCGCAATTTTATGACAGAAGAAGCACAGGTAGATGTTCCTCAAGAGGGCGCAAACCCATTTGAGACAACAGAAGAGACACCGGAGGAAGACACTCCGGCATCCTCACCAGATGAAAACAATGAAGAAACGACTACAACCCCAGCACCTGATGGGGAAGAAGAAAATAAACAGGTAGAAGAAGTTGATCCCGATAAAGACAAGCCGTTTCACCAACATCCTCGATGGATAGAACGAGAAACAGAATGGAAAAAGAAGTTTAATGAACAAGAAACTCGCCATCAGGACGATTTTAAAAAAATTCGTGAAGAGTTCGGCACGAAGAAAACAGAAAATACCGAACAAACTGAAATTCCAGAATGGTTTGGAGGAGAGAAGAAACAATGGGATGCTTATCGAGAAGATCGTGATAAAAGTTTAAAGGAAGCAGAGGAAAAAGCGTATAAACGACTTGCCTCGGAGGATAATAAAAAAACAGAAGCGGTTGAGGAAGCTACCAAATACATGAACTCGGAATTAGAATCAATCGAGGGGGATAAAGACCTTAATCCGAAAGGAGCAAAGATTGATGCTAATAAGTTGTTGAAATATGTAATAGACAATGACCTAGTTGATAGTAAAGGGAGATGGAATTATAAAGCTGGATTCAAAGGGATGAAAGGAGAACCAAAACCTGTTGCTACAACTAAAGACAAAAAAGCTATTGCAGTTGCAACAACTTCTGAGTCAACCTCAGAAACAACTCCTAAACCGTACAAAACATCAAAGGACTTTCAAGTGAATAGACCTTGGTAAATAAAAATTTTGGTTTTCAGTATTATGTTTATGTTCTAAATAAACTAAACACTTAAACCATGACTGAATTATATGGACAAAGAGTGCAGACTACAGTACAGCAAGAATATTTGCCTTACGTAGTCGACACTATTCTTGGATCTAACGTAATGTTCCAGCGTGTTGTCCGCGCAGCAAAAAAGTGGAGTGGTCGCACT